CGTAAAAACGGAAAAACAACGCTTTTGTCCGGTTTGGGTTTGTACCTTCAATCTTTGGATGGTGAAGCCGGCCCGGAAATCTATGTGGGCGCCACAAAAGAAGCACAAGCAAAAACGCTTTGGGAACAGGCTTTTGCGTTTGTCAATCAAAGCGTATTATTGCGCACGCTTGGTTTTAGAAACAAAGCGCGCGAAATTATGTTTGTTCAAAATGATAATTTAGGAATCTTTCGATATTTGGGCGGTGATTCAAAAACATTGGATTCATTGAATCCATCCGCGGCGTTCATTGATGAATATCACGCGCACAAAGATGACACCGTTCGCGAGGTTTTAGAATCCGCGATGGGTGCCAGGGATCAACCATTGGTTTATATTATTACCACCGCCGGATTCAATTTGAAGTCCGCGTGCAAATTGGCTGAAGATAGTTACAAAGATATTTTATTGGGATTAAATAAAGATGATCACACGTTGATCATGATTCATCAAATGGATGATGGCGATGATTGGGAAGATGAAAAAAATTGGATTAAAGCAAATCCATCCGCGCAATATGTCACCACGTTAATGGATTTCATGCGGCGGGAATACATCAAAGCAAAAAACCAACCATCGAAGATTCCAAACTTCAAAACGAAATCGTTGAACATGTGGGTGGATGGTGAAAATGTTTGGATTCCTTCAGACATTTGGAAAAAAAACGACATCAATTTTGGCCGCGATCGTACTTTGCCGCGCTTGGAAGTTGATGTCAATACCTTCAAACGTTTCGGGTCTTATGCGGGTTTGGATTTATCCACCACAACAGACATCACCGCTTTTGTGTTGATTTCTGAACCGGATGATGACGGGATTCGGTACATCAAACCGTTTTTGTTTTGTCCTGAAGATACGATCGACAAACGATCAAAAGAAGATGGGGTCCCTTATCGCTATTGGCGGGATGCGGGTTTCTTATTTGCCACACCTGGAAACGTGGTCGATTATGATATTATTGAAGATTACATTTATAAAAATTACCACGCTTTTGGGATTAAAAGGATCGAACGCGACCGGTGGAATTCAAATTCGATCATCAATCATTTGATGGAAGGCGGTTTTGAAGTTTCGGACTTTTCACAAACGATTTCAAATTTTAGTCATCCCACAAAGATGTTTGAAAAAATGGTGTTCGAAGGTAAAATCCAACACGATGGAAATCCGGTCATGGAATGGATGCTTTCGGGATGCGTTACAATCGAAGATCACAACGAAAATATCAGAATTTCAAAAGGAAAATCGCACGCAAACGGAAAACGAATTGACGGGATCATCGCCGCCATTATGGCTTTGGGTGGGTCGCTTTCGCTAAAACAGGAACTTTCGAAGTATTCCGCGGAAATGAATGAAGATGATTTTTACATTTAATTCATCAAAATGAGGTTTCCCGTAAGGATGTTATTTTTTTAATCCTTAAATGGCTTTTTCTTGTTTTTATTGAGAATAAAAAACTTTTTTGTGTACAAAAGCACTAATAAAGGTTAAACAGTAGTTAAATAATTGAATTATTTATATAAAAAATGTAACGCAAAATAGTAATGGCCTACATATTGCGTTGTGGTATAAAAAATAAATAATACTAAACCGGTATATAAAAATATAAATATAAAAAATCATAAAATCATAAAATACCCTAATTATGACACCATTACAAAAGGCACAACAAATCGAATTTGAAAAAGTACAAAAGGAAAATGAATTGATGAAACGTTTATCAACGCGCGAAGGTTTTTTCAAATTTTACTATCAGGAATGTAAAAACTTTGAAACAAATAAACAGGCGTTTGATCATACAAATGAAATGTATTTCGATTTATTTGGTCAATATCGCTTTGCGGATTATATTTCATTTAAAAATATGGTCACCTATTACAATAAAAAGAACTAATCCATGAAGATCGTAAAAATTATTATAGCCACATTTTTGATCGCTTTCGTGACATCGGGATTGTTTGAATTAGAATTGATCGCGACAAATCCGGTCCGTTATGTCCTGGTGATCCTTTTGATCCTGATCGAATTAATCACCGGTTTTTATTATGTGAAATCACAATCTAAATTATTTTAAAATGGATGAATATTTAAAAACGGATAACATCGCCAGGGCGATTCGATTATTGCCGGCGCCGAAAACCTATCCGGCCATAATGGTCACCGTGTCGGTGGGAAAATTGAAATATAATTTCGAAAAAAATGAAAATCAATGGCTTTTAATTATTAAAGAAAAATAAATGAATTTTTTATATAAACCAAAAGAAAAACAAACGGTTTCGGTCGAAATAAAAACGGGAATTGATGGCCGGATTTCGATTGATATTTATTCTGATTGTGGCAAGTTTGGCACGGATGAAATGCTTTCCGGTTATATTTTAACGCCTGAAAGATTGGCGCAAATATTACAGGATAGGGATGATTATGAAGATGATGAATTATGACCATACAGGCGTTAAAAACAATAAAAAACCACTATCAAATCGATGGTGGTTTTTTTATTATATTCAAATAGTACAAATATTTTACCTTCAAACAAATGTCATAAATATAATTTTACAGTTCAAATGTGAAATTTATGTCATTAGATCACGCTTTCAATCAAATGTTCACCAGGTCATCCACACAACAAAGCGGTGGAAGCTTTTTTGGTTTGGGTGGATTTTTAGGTTCTGAACAAAAAGGAACCGTGGCAAATTCGAAAACCGCTTTCACGCTTTCGGCTTTTTATAACGGAGTGGAACAACTATCGAATGATATTGCAAAATTACCCAAAACAGTTAAACAAAAAAACGGCAAAGATCGATTGGATTTCAATGAACATCCCATCAATTATTTAATTGCTCAAAGTCCTAATGATATGATGACCGCTTTCGACTACTGGAAGGTGAATGTTGTTTCGGTCATTATCAGGGGCAACGCTTATTCGCGAATTATGCGCAATAAAAACACCGGAAGGATCGAAGCTTTGATCCATTTGGATTCGGATGATGTTCGTGTCTTTAAAGACAATAATCGTTTGTATTACGTTTATAAAAATGAAACGATCCCATCGGATGAAATGTTGCATTTCAAACATTTATCCTTTGATGGTATCGTGGGAATCTCGGTGATCACCTTCGCGGCGAAACAATTGGGAATTTCCATTGATTCACAAACCTATCAACAAGAGGTTTACAAGGATCGCGGTTTGGGTTATGGTGTGATTGAATCAGAATTGGCGGTGGCCGGTGCTAATAAGAAAATGATCGAAGATGGTTTTTCGACTAAAATGGCCGGAAGTAATAAGTTCAAAGTCCCAATGTTAGACGAGGGAATGAAATACAAATCCATTTCGATCAGTCCAGGCGAAGCGCAATTTTTAGAAACCAACAAAAACGGGGTTTTGGAAATTTGCCGATGGTTGAACATCGCGCCGCATAAATTGAAGGAATTAGGAAACGCCAATTATTCGAACATTCAACAACAATCGATCGAACACGTACAGGATTCAATTTTGCCGTGGATCATTCGCTTCGAACAGGAACTTTCAAAGAAAATTTTTACAGATCAGGAAAAGCAAACTTTATATGTAAAATTCAACGAAAAATCGTTGTTGCGTGGTGACCTGGAAGCGCGAAAAAATTATTTCACGGCGATGGTTTACGCGGGTATTATGACACGAAACGAGGCCCGCGGTTATGAAGATATGAATCCCATCGATGGATTGGATGAAATATTGCAACCGGTAAACATGCAAACATCTAAACAAATAAACGAAAATCAAAATGGAAATCCAAATCAATAAATCCGTTATAAGAGAAGCGGCGATTCGCGCTTTGACTGATGAAAACAAAAATAATCGCGAAGCGGAATTCGTTATTTCGACCGAAGCCGTCGATTCTTTTGGAACCGTTTTTAAAATGGCCGGTTGGGATTTGAAAAGGTACAACAACAATCCAATTGTTTGTTATCAGCACAAAGCGAATTCCGATAATCCTGACATGATATTGGGAATTTCAACCGTTCGTTTTGAAGATAATAAAATGATTGCGAAGGTAGTTTTTGAAGATGCGGCGATCAATCCATTAGCCGAAAAGGTATGGCAAAAGGTCCAGGCGGGAACGCTTCGCATGGCTTCAATTGGTGCTATTCCAAAAAAGGGACATTGGGGTGATGAAACAAAGGGTGAAGATCGTGATGTTCTTTATTTCGATGAATCGGAATTGATGGAATGGTCCATTGTTTCAATGGGATCAAACCCGGAAGCGATGAAACGCGAAGCGGCCACGATGGAAGAAAT